CGTAATCAGCACAAGTTAACCCTCTACGAGTTAGCATTGTTTTAACGCCTCTTACAGTTTTGCCAATGTCATCTGCAATAGCTTCGACACTCATGTCTCCGATATTTTGGATGTCAGCTAAAGGATCTACTTTAGAAGAACCTTTAGTTTCTTTTTGCTTAGGAATAGCGTTAATATCGCCACTTCTAAGTAGGCTGAGAGCCTTTCCTCTGATAGAATTAACTGATTTGCCAAGAGCATCTGCAATTTCTTCTACAAATGATCCGCCGTTTACCATAGTAGTAAAGGTAGCTTCTTCTTCGGGAGAGTAAGTTCTGACTGATTCAGGTTTCTCAGCTGGTTTTACATGAGAAGTTAATTCCATTGAAAGAATTTTCCCTTGTATTGATTTAGCAGAGAATTCGCCGCCTTCAAAAGAAGATGCGATGTCTGCGTATGTGTAAGAACCGCTGTTGTCGGTTACAAACTGAGATAGAGTGGCTTCTTGATCTTCAGAAAAAGTTCTGTGAGATACTGAAGAAGCTAGTTCTACATCGTGACCCATTTTTCTTAGCTTAGAAGAAACACTTCGTGTAGAAGTATCTAATTCTACTGCAGCGGATGCTACAGTTGCTTGTGAGATGGGGGACTCACTTCCAACGAAATCAACTAATTGATTAGTTCTTTCGTCTGTCCATTTTGGTAATGCCATGTTGGTTTCCTATATTTGGTTTAAGTTGGTTATTATTTTAACACCCCTTTCTCGGGCTGTCTCTGTTTTTGCGGATTCGATCCCGCTTTCATTTACTAATATTGTTACATCTTTAGTTAAACTACTTTTAACAAGATAGCCCAGTTTTTCTAAATATTCTGTTGCTTGAGCCTTTGTCTTGTAGCTTTTTAGTTTACCCGAAATACAAACTACTCCTGTAGTTTCGGTAGGTTGAGATACTTTTAGTATCTGTGCCCACTTAAACGGAAGTCGTATATATCCGTCAATAAATTCTTCGTAATACCAGTCCATAAAATGAGCTGTTACTGCTGGTCCGAGTCCTGCTTCCTTGCATTTCTCTTCGGAAATCTCTGCCATGTTCTTAATAACACTACAGAGTTTCTTGGAAGCGGTTCGACCAAACAGTTTGATAGAGAAAGCTGGTAATAAATCTACTAAGTCAGTAGCTTTACTATTGTGTATTTCTCTATGCAATTTTACTGCTAGTTTTTCGGATTGCAAAGCTTCAATTAGTATTTCTAATGGAAGCTCGTATAAATCATACAAATCAGAGATCTGTAGTTTTTCTACTGTGCGAGGTCCGAGACCTTTAATTTTGAGAGTAGAAGCAAAGTGTTCGATTCTTTTACTAGTCTTACCACTACATAGAGTGTTATGACAAAACAACTGGTCTTTAACCCAAACTAAGTCGTTCATACATGATGGGCAACTTGTTGGCGGGACGATTGTTTTCATTTGTTTATCTCTCATTTCTATTTATATATTATAACAAAATTCGGGTTTCATGTCAAGATTTATTTTTTGGAAAGTCCTGAAGAATGAGGGAATCAATTTTGAAACACTCTGTGTGACCCCCAAACTTGAACATAGGCTCAAATTTATCGTGCTTATACATATCATGTAGGTACTGTTCGTGTGCCCACACATTATAAAGGGTACTAGTCCAAGTCTTTTGAATACGAATATCGTATCCTCTAAAACCTCTACTACGCTTTATAATATGCCGCCAATCTTTCCCACTAGCTATTCCAACCTTGATACATTCTCTCTTGAAAGTTTGCTTATTAACTAATACTATGCCGTACATGACTCCTTCCCTGTCTTTTTCGTCAGGGTGGTTGTCAAAATAAGTGTGGTTGTACTTGCCAATACTAGGCAACTAGACTCTCCGAACGATACGAGGGATAATTTCTCCACTGCGTATGACTTCTACTCTACAACCAATCTCTAAGTCGAGATCAATTATATAACGCATATTATGTAAAGTTGCTTTACTAACCATTGCGCCGTCTATTTCTATCGGTTCTAGCATTGCTACTGGGGCTACTACTCCAGACTTGCCTACATTCCAGACAACATCATTTAGAGTAGTTTCTACTCCTTTCTGAATTTGTTTGAGAGCGTATGCTCCTCTAGGGTGGTGTGAGGTGTGTCCTCGTTTGTTAAACTCTTTGTGTGAGTCTATTCTAAATACTAAGCCATCGTCTGGGTATTCGTTCCAATTACTCGCGGTAACTGTTGAAAACCCAGATTCAGCCAAAAACATTAAGTCATCTGTCCACGACTCATTCCAAGACTCCTGCAATCCATATGCAATGAAATGCAAGTCTCTAGTCTTAAATTCTTCCGTGTCGTTTAGACCTAACGCACCCGCTGCATAATTACGGGCATTTTTGATAGTCTTTGGTGCTACTACTTCTCCTGTTACTTGGACAAAGTCCTGTCGACTTATCATATCAAAGTCAAGTTTATAAGGAACTAGGGTAATCATATGGTCTGTTATATCCAAACCTTTCTCACCATCTCCTCGTGTTAGGGCTTGATGTAGTGTACCTTTAACATATAACAATGAAACTGCTGCTCCGTCCAGTTTAGGACTTACAACTACTGAACCCTTGTAGTTATCAAACGGGTCTTTGGTACCAATCTCATTTGAGAAAACTTTTTGCAATGAGTACATTTGATGTAAGTGAGGAATTCGGTTATTGCTAGACGAGTGTCCTACTTCGTCATAGCCCGAAATCTCAACCAATTTATCAAAAGCTGTATCCGACATGGTAGGGTTACCATTATAATAGTCAGTTGATGCTTGTTGTAATATTGTTTTTAAATTTTCCATTTATATATTATACTATTTTTTAGAAGCCGTGTCAAGAATTATTTTCAGGGTAGGTATATTTCATCTAGGACATCTTTGAAGTGAGACTCCAATATGTCCTTAGCTTCCGCCAATGATAATATTTCTACTAGTCCTTCGAATAATCCTCTTGAATTTTCAAAATCCAGCTTCATTGCTACCCCATCTTTGGACGGCTTGAAAGTGCCATCAAAGTCAAGGTAATATTTTCTTAGATGTAAGTACTCAATCTCTCGAAAGGTATTGATTGTCAACTTAATCTGTTCTGTTCCTTCTGCATTTTCCGAAATGATTTTCTCATACATCTCGGGTGCTTCATGTAAATTCATCGTTTATTCCTCAGTATTGAACTAAGGGGTTGGATGTTAGTTACATTATTAGGTATTAACAGACGATAAGAGTCTGTATCCCAACAAAATAATAAAACCGAATCCACAGTTTCTATGGCTCGATTCTTCTTACTCTGTATATACTTATTATCAAAGTCTAATGTGCAAACATTATACTTTAATTTTCGTGAGTTTGTACTTCTGTATGTTATAACTGCGTCTCCGCAGTTAGTTACTGTTCTGATGAACTCAGATTTTTTCACTATGATACTCCATTACTATTAAGAAAACTCTTTCCCTTTAGTAATGGGCAGTATCGTTTATTTTTTTAACTTATTTTGTTATTGCGTTGATAACACCTGTGAAGTATACTGATGCTTTGCCTGTCAATTTGTCAATGATGTCTGCATCAATGTCTTGACCTGCGTCAGTTAAAGCACCTTTAAGGGCTTCAGCTGCGTCAGCTTTACTTACTCTAGTACTAGCAGTGCCTGAAGCCTTTGCTGTACCAGTTGCAGGGGTTTTCTTAACATACACGCCAGCTTTAGTAAGAATCATTCTGACACCATTTGGGCTTTCGCCTAATTCGTCAGCAATATCTTTTACAATCTCCATACTTGTTTCTGGAGTTGCCTCTGCTTCTGTGTACATTTCAACGGCTTGAGCTTTGGATTCGTCTGTCCATGCCATGCGCCTTCTCCTTTTTGTACCTCGATATCCTGCACAAGTGCCGAACTTATCGAGTTGTTGTTGATAAAATCTATCTCCCATATATATATATTATACAGAAATATAGACGCTAAGTCAAGAACTATTTTATAGTTCCTTACCAGTCTAGGCTACGAACGAACTCAAGTTTTTCCTGAGCAGCTGCTCCTTTCTCTACTTGTTCGTTAATAGCACCTACTATATCTGAATGCTCCCCAATTCCTGCAGGGTGGCTCAAATATACTTTTATGTTTGCTGTTGCTTCAGCCAAGTCTCCTTCATATCGGGCGACTAAAGCATTTCTTAAAACTTCATTCATTTCTTTATTCCTAAAATTGCGTTTATATACGCTAATACCCACATCTTTCTTTTGTTTTCTGAAAAAACAACTTGAAAAATCCAAGGTGTTAAAATAAATAGTGATAGTATATACATTACAAAATGTACTGCTCTATACTTTAGCACTATACTTCCTTCTGGTTTTCGTTCTATTATACGCATCATAACAGGGTATGTTCTCCATACTAGCATGAGCCAAGTCGATAACCAAAAGGACAAAATTATTGTCCATGGCTCCATGTAATTTGTTTCCTATATTATTGCGCCGTACTTTTCTAAATGTTTTAAACTGCCTAGGTCATAGGCAAGTGCTGTGGCATAGTAGCCACCTTCTTTGATAAAGCCAAAGTAAGGACTTTCAAAGTCTGTTAGTTCTATTACATAAATCTGATAGCATTTGCTACCATACTTATCTTCATAGTTAGTATCATTTCTGAACTCTTTAATAACTCGTGCTGGTAAATCTTTTCCTGTGTACCATACTTTCTCGCCTGGCTCAAAAGTATTAGACACACATTCTTCGGGTAAGTAACCACTCCCCCGTTGTTCTGTCTTTGGTCTCTTTTCTGGTACTCCTACTCTATTAATTATATTCTTTACGAAAGTAGAACTACGATACATTGCCTTTGCAATGTCTGATATAGGGCGTTCATCTAAGTACCACTCTATTGTTTGTTTTATTTCTAAGTCAGTTGCTTTTGTACCTTTTAGTTGAGACTTTCTTGTTGCTCTATATCTTAGAGTCTCGCTATGGTCTTCCATAATTCTGCTCAACCTAGTAGTATTATAACTAATGTTCAACATCTCACAGGCTTCTTTCTTCGTGATATGAGTACTACTAGCAAGAGCTTCTTGTACTCTATTTAGATTATCTTCCTCTAACCTTTCTTGTTTTTTCTGTCTAATTGCCATAATCTCTCTGTTGTTTGTTTGCTTCTCTTTGCCACCCTTTCTCTAAAAACTTGTTTATCCACTCGTTTATAATCTTAAACATCAGTCCATATCCATTTGTAGTTGCTCATCATAATCAATGAAGGCTCGTTCTCTTTCTTCTTGTATACTTCCTAAAAGAATAATTGCATAATGAATAACCTTGTATAAGTCTTTATCATTCCTGCCGTCTTTCTTTCCGAAACGCTGTGCATATTTTATTATGTTGCCAATACAAAAACCTTCTCCGTGTCCATTCTCAAATACTATCTCTGTAGTTTGAGTCTTTGCCTGAGCATAGTGCTGCTTGTAGGTA